TGCCGGTTAAACTGCTCGCCGATTAGAAAACCAAGCGTCCGCCCCGGCGTTGACCAATTCGCCTGCGTTCCCTTCTTGCGCTTCGGCATTACTCCGTCAACCGTATGCCTGCCCATATAAGCCCACCACTTACTCACCGTCGGAAAGTCGCGCCTCACAACCTTGTGCTTCAAAACGCCGTCCTTCGCGACCCTGCCGCAGTCAACACAGGTCAACACATTGATTAACTTCCCCTGCGTTTCCTTCTCGGTCTTTTCAAATTCGCCGCCGCACTCTTTGCATACCGGCACAAACTTGTAATTGAATAAAATGATTAACTTCGCCGCCGTCCATGCCCCAATACCCGGCACTTTACTCAACCATTCAGTCCAGACGTCCCATTGCACTAGCTCTTTCTCGATTGCCCGCGAATAACGCCCCTGCACCGTCAACAGCCCCTCAGACTTTCCGTCACCCTTCAATGCCGTGTCACAATCAAGTTCATCCTCGCTATGCCCCGGCAATGAAACGATCCTCTGTTTCGTCTTGGCGATCAACTGCGTCACGCCGTCATACTGTTTGGTTAAAAAGTTCAGGTATTGCACAATCTCTGTGTTCAACATGGCTTCTTCCTCCTTCTTTTTTTGGTTTTTAAATTGGTTATTAAACAAATATCATCCGCTCCCGTATTTGGTCTGCGGACAATCCCTCATAAGCACTAGGCTTTTCTTCTTCCGCCAAATCTCTTGACTTCAACCCCAGCGCCATAGCCAGCGCCACCGCACCGTCAATGCGAAACCTCGCCTTTGACTTATCCAGTTTCCTGTTCCCCGCCGGATCACTTACCGCGATCGCATTGGCAATATTCCACCGCAGGCAAGGATTACCGTCATGTTTAAAACGTCTTTCCAAAATCGACACCTCCAGCGCGTCAATCGCCGGCGCCATGTCCCGGAATCCCTGTCCCCATGCCACAATCCTTAAAGCTCCCCGCCGCTTTTCTTCTTTCGTGTCCTCATAAGCATCAAGCCCGATCCGCCGGCAGGATTGCAGGAAATTAGCAATCCCCCACCGGTCATAGGCCATGCCAACAATCTCATAGTCCCTCGACAACTCCGCAACCTTATCCGCCACGAAATCATAATCAATCGACCTACCCGGCGAGGTGTCCAGCCAACCATCCTTTTTCCATACGTCATAAGGCACTCGATCCCGCGTTATATGCTCCCGCAATGTTTCGCCTGGCTTCCAAAACCACGCGCACACCCGATCACCATCTTCCGCCGACACCGCAATCAATGACGTCAGGTCTGTCTTACTCGACAAGTCCAGCCCAAGATATACCTTTTCGCCAGCCTCTAACTGTGGCTTTTCCGCCACACATGCCTCCCAATCAGCCCTTGATATGAGCGGCGCCGTCGCGTCAACCCGCTGGTTTAAATATAAATTCCTGAAAGCCGTCTCAAAACTCGGCATCCGCTGCGCCCGTTTCGCTGCCGTCCGCATCTCGTCGAGGCTCCGGAAATCACCAAGCGCCGGGTTCGCCATTTTCCACAATTTCTGGCTCTTAAATATCTGATCGTCGTCCGCATCGTCCGGCGTCGCGTATAAATGGCATACCGTTGACGGATCACGGCCCGACAGCCCGTCGTCAATTAGCTGTGAAAGTATATGTTGAGGATCGTTACTTTGTGTTGAAATTACAATAAATAATGGCTCCTCGCGGGCCGCCATTGACGTATCAAGGGCATCGTATAGCTCCCGGTTTTTTGCCTGTGCGAGTTCATCATAGATTACGACGGTCGGGTTGAGGCCGTATTTCGTACCGGCTTCGGCGGATACGGCACGATAAATTGAACCGTTGGCAAAGCATACCATTGTCTTTGTGCTGTCGACGATCTTTATCATGGCTTCAAGCTCGGGATCGGCACGGACTATCTGGGCGGCATATTTAAAGATTAATGCAGCCTGGTCGCGATCATTCGCCGCGCTGTATATTTCTCCATTCGTCACGGCTTCGGGACCGACAAGGTGAACGAGAGCAAGGGCAGAGATCAAAACGGATTTCCCGTTTTTCCTGGCCATTGCCAGTATTGCCCGGCGGACAATGCGGAGGTCGCCCCTTTCAGGACCATAAACGTCCTGTATGAACTTTTTTTGAAATTTGCGGAGTTTAAACGGCTTACCCTCTCCCTTACCGGAAGGGATAATAAGTTTTTCAATGAACCTGATAATCCGCTTTACGCGGGGATTACTTTTTGACATTTATAAGCCCGTCAAATTTGGATTTTTTACCCCTTCCCGGATCAACGGCAAGGCGTATCTTGGCAATCTCTGTGCCGCCGAACTCCGTTGCATATCTGATCATGTCGGACCTTGCGGCCTTCGCCACGAGTTTGAGTTGGTTCGGTATGATATTCCCGTTTGTCGTCTGCTGTATCAGGGTTGTAATTGCGCCACCCTTGCCCTTTCTTATTTTGTTCAATTCCTCTGTCGCCGTCCTCCAATCGGAATAGGCATCACAGTATGCGATGACCGCCGGAACGGTGAGGTCGGAGATAAGGCCGAGGGCGAGGAGCACGGGCGTCACCCTGTTCCATTCCTCAAGGGCGTAGTCGTTCAGGACGGCAGGTGGGGCCGGAATACGACTATCGGGTTCGGGTTCGCCTTTGGGGAGTTTTTGCTTGCCCGGATTACCCATGAGCAATTTCAAATTGGTGGGGAGGGGTTTACGGCCTTTCATTTGTCGATCCTCCGGATCTCAATGTCGGGGAAGGCGTCGGTCATGCGCCTTTTATTTTCACCTTTTCGCGTAACGTGTTGATTTATTTCATAATCATTTTTGAAGATTTCTCTTGACATTATTATTATCATAATATATATTAGCACCAACAGCACGGGAATTATCCCGCAATAAAAAACGAGAGGAGAACGATCATGATTAAAGAATTTCAGGACAGGGTAGACGCGGCGACGGATCTGGAAAATCTCGTGACGGTACTGGAATCGATCACGGAGGAAATCAGCGAATCCGAATTGAAAATTGACGAGGCGGTTGATATTTGCATGCTGCCCACGTTCGGCGGAACGGACCCCAAAAACACCAAGGAAGTTTGGAGCTGGGATGAGAAAAACATTCTCGCCGCCGATGGTTCCCATTGGAGCATTGAGCCCCGCTGTAAATGCGGGGAGGCATCGTTTCATTGCAATTGTGAGGTATAACTGTGAAAAAAATGAAATGCCCAAAATGCGGCTACGAGTGGATACCCCGGACGGATAAGCCAAAAGCCTGCCCCCGATGCAAGCAATACCTCGAAAAGAAAAAGAAAGGGGGTGAATAAAATGCCGTTGATCTACGAACCACGCGGAAAGGCGGCGGAATACTCCCCGCTCGCCATGAACATTTACAAAGGCTGTTCGCATGGGTGCGTTTACTGCTACGCGCCGGCAGCCACCTACAAACAGCGTGAAGTTTTCCACGCCACCCCTCAACCACGAAACAATTTTTTTCAGGAGTTCGGCAAAGACCTGATAAAATTCAGAGGGGATAAAAGACCGATCCTGCTGTGTTTCACGACCGACCCCTATCAGCCGATTGAGGAAACGGCGAAGCTGACGCACTACTCCCTGAAAAAACTGCTGGAGAATGGAAACGCCGTCAAGGTTCTGACCAAAGGCGGAACGCGAGCCGTCCGGGATTTTGATATCATGAAAACCGGGAACTGTGATTTCGGCGCGACGTTGACATTTTTGGATGAAGTCCGGTCCCTGGAATGGGAGCCCGCTGCCGCCGCCCCATCGGATCGAATCAACGCGCTCCGTTTGGCGAAAGAGGCTGGGATAAAAACATGGGTAAGCCTGGAGCCGGTCATTGATCCCGAACAGGTTTATGAAATTATTAAGGCAACCCATGAATTTATTGACCTCTATAAAGTCGGCAAGCTGAATTATCATCCTCTCTCCAAGACAATCGACTGGCACGATTTCCGCGTCAATGTTGAATCTCTCCTAACGTCCCTGGATAAAGACTTCTATATCAAGGACGATCTCCGCAAATTCTAATTTCACGTTCTATCGCCTCAGTTCGGGCGATAGGCCGCTTCGTCAATATCACTGCAAAATAAACCGTCGCTTGTTTCCATGTCCCTTTTCCGTATTGGATAGCCAGACGCTCAATTTCCCATTGTGGAACAACACACGATAGAACGTACCGGAGATATCGCGGGTATTGGTGATAGATCCCCGCCATGAGCGTCAATGATCTTTCCGGCCACCCGCACCGTTCCCGGAAAAATTGGGGAATGTGCGTTCTCATCATGGCAACACGGCGCAAGGTTCCATCTGTGCAGACGACGCCAATCTTCTCCGCCGTCGCTTTATTCCCGATGATTTCAAGTGCTTCGTAGGGCGAGGCGTAGGGATCAACATCAAAAGTGTTCTCGGTAAATTCGCTTTGAGTGCTTAGCCATTCCAGCGCGTCACCGTCCGCCGCTCGGTAGCTTTCCGCTTTCAATTTCCAGACCCGTTCAAACATCAAACCATTTCCGCCATAAATATCAAGAACGTGTGCCGGGGAGATATGCGTCAACGCCCATTCCCGCAGCGCGATCTTTTCACGGGGGTGAGAATTGTCATGCTTCTTGAATTTCAGATCAAACTTGCTCATTCGACTTCCATTTGTACCCGCACTTCGGGCACTCGTTTTGCTGGCAATCTGATTTTGATTCGCTTTGGTCTTCCTGAATTTCGGGAGGTTCTTTTAGCCAGTCCTCCGGCAGGTCAATGCCGAAGTCGGCAAGGGGGAGGTCGGCCCAGGAATTGGCGAGGAG